GGAACTCAAGTGGGGGAACCCACTAAATTTTTACAAAACTTCATCAACTTTTATCGTGGCAAAATGGAAGGCGAAATTGATAAATTAATGAAAGAAGCAAACTTCACTGACCCGCAAGAAGAACTAATACATCGATACATGGCCACACAGAATGAGTCTGTCAGAAAAACCATCGAACAAGAACTAGTTAAGTCGGGTGTAAAAGCAGCAGTAGTTCGCCGCATTGAAAAAATTATAGCCAACGAAGAATTCATGGAAAGTAATAGCAACACTTTACTGGGAATTTTGGCAATTTACAAACGGGTAATCGAATGTAAGTTAGCAATCTTGGCAAAAATGCAACAAGTTGAAAGCATGGGCACATTTATCAAGACAGACGATGGGTACAAAGTTACTGCACCAGAAGGTTTTGTTGCAATCGGACACGATGGCAGTGCAGTGAAATTGGTGGACAGAATTGAGTTCAGCAGAGCAAACTTTTTGACCCCAAAACAGTGGAAAAAATAATTAAGACATAAATAATTACATGCGTTAGTTCGCAGAAATTTAAAAGGAAAAATAAAATGGCAGTATTTACACGTACAAACGGCAATGCACAAAACGTAGTTAGCGTTGGCAACATTGCATTGAGCACAGAAGCAGCAAGCGCAAACGTTTTGATCAGCACAGGTATTGGCAAGCCAGTACAAGCATTTGCTATCAACAGCAACGTTAGCATGACAACACAATTGGGTACAGGCGATGGCGTTGAGACTATCCTACGTACTATCGGTTTGAACGCAACATTGTTGGCTTACCAAGTTGGTACAGCAAACAACGGTGCAGTTTCTAACGGTTTGTTGAGCGTATTGATTGAAGAGTCTGAGTGGACAGCTACTAGCTTACAAGCTAACATCCGCGCAGCCACTGATTCTACATACAACACAACAGGCATTGTTGTTACACAACCTGGTCTACGTTTAGCTGAGTAATCAGTTTGACTGACCGATAAGAAGGCACTTCATTGTGCCTTTTTTTTGACTGAACTAAATACTCTATAACCGGAATTAGAAATAATGGCTTCCACAGACATAGAAAAAGAAAACCTAGAAGCACATGTAGAATTGTGCGCTGAACGATATAAAAACTTGCACGACAGACTCGACAGTTTGGACACACGCATGTCCAAAATTGAAGGCCTTATTGCGGACATCAAGCAAAGTGTCACTGCAGCACCTAACGAATCCAATAAAGCAATCATCGCTATAGGCACCACCGTCTTGGGGGCAATGATAGGCGCTGTTATCACTCTTATTGTTCATATAAAATGAAAATAGTAGAGATAGCTGGCCATGCTGGCGTAGCAATTACCAATGAAGAAGCAGAGTTAATGCTGCAATTTGATGATGAAACGCCCACTGTTCCGAGATCAGAACTGTCTGACAGACAAGTGGTAATTGCAAATCACCTAGTCAATAAAAGTCTTTTGAAAAGAATAAAAGAAAATGGGCGCACAATCTACAAAAAGTAAGCTGGGTAAAAAACTAATAGACCTTGCTATACGTAAAATCGATCATTGGGCTGAAGCACAGTTAAATGATATCAGATACAAATCCACTTACCCAGTGTGTATTCAAACATCCCCCACTCAATGGATTGTTGGCCGCTATGAAGTTAAAAAAATCAACGACCACCGTTTTTGTTTGTTATTAAATGATGAATCAGTGCATACATTCTATTCCAAACAGAGTGCTATGTTTTATGCAGTATTCAATTCTCAAGGGTATTTTAAAACGGGCGATACTATATTAAGTCATGATTCAAGGGTTTTAAAATTTTCCGATGATGTGGACCTATTTAAATTTAAACTATATAAACGAAATTTAGACAGTTTTAAATATGATTTGTATGTAAATAGACTTAGCGAGGCCGAAAACAAACTGAAATGTGCTCGAGAAGATCTAACGAAAACAATTCAGTCAGCTAAATATATGAAAGTATGGGATAATATTTTATGAACCTTAAAGAACTAGCACCGCAAACTACAAACCGTCTGAACAAAGTAATGGAAAGCCGTTTTGGTTTTGTTATCGACTATGATAATTTAACTTACGGAAAAGCACAGCGTCTAAATGCTGCGATCAACGAAAATCTTACCAAGATTCGTCGTGGCTACGGCATACACACAGCAGAGAAAAATCCCAAGTACATGGAAATGCTCATGGTACAAGAAGGACTAAGATCTTGGATTTCTCAGCAAGATCACCTCTTGACCGAAGGCGAATTGGAAACAGCTGAAGCAGTGCTTGCAGCCAAGGACATGGTAGACAGTATTCAAGACATGATCACTGATGCCAGCAAAATGATGAACGAAGAACTTCCACCGCTACTGGATACCATCCGCGATCAATTGGGTGCAGCACAAGCAGATAACTTTAAGAATACCGCACAAGGCGCATTGCAAGGTTTAATGGATGCACTAAATGTTGCCCGTGACAGTTTGGACCAAGGTAGTCGTGCTTTGGCTGGTGAACAAGTGGCCCAACCAATGGCGATGGGTGCAGACTTGGAAGCTGATTTAGAAACAGGTTTTATTCCAGCCGATGACCTAGAAGCAACAGACGATTTTGCATCAGTTGACGCAGCTGCAGGCGGGGAAGAAGAATTCGGTAGAGAGCGTCGTTAATTGTGCGAGCCAGAGACTTTATACTGGAAGATGATGAAGGTAGTGAGTACTCCAAGGCCGTCACTGCCCTTAGCTTTATGCAGGATAAAGTTAAGGAAGGTAAACTATCATCCGAAGTGCCCACACAATTTGTACTTCGGTTGATTCAAAATACAGGATTGCAATCATTTAACTACGACAATCTGGTTAATGCAAACGAAATAGAAAATAGCATTAAATCTATTCTTAAAAAAATTACACCTGATGTTGTTACATTCAATTCTGGCGCAGCAGATCAGGTTTCGAATGTAGATACTGATGCCACAGCCGCAGTGGATAATCCTGAACAAGTTGTCAGTAACATGGCCAAAAGTGCCATGAAACGTAGACAAGATTAATTAAATACTGTATAATAAATCAAGGAGAATTAAATGGCCTATTCAGACAAGGTTGTAGATCACTACGAAAATCCACGCAATGTGGGCAAATTTGAAATCGATGATTCAGTTGGTACAGGCATGGTGGGGGCGCCCGCTTGCGGTGACGTGATGAAATTACAAATAAAAGTACAAGATGGGATTATTACAGATGCAAGATTCAAAACATACGGATGCGGAAGTGCAATCGCAAGTTCTAGCCTTGTTACGGAATGGGTCAAAGGTCGAACACTTGAAGAAGCAGGATCCATACGAAATAGCCAAATTGCTGAAGAACTTGCTCTCCCACCAGTCAAAATCCACTGTTCCATCCTGGCCGAAGACGCCATCAAAGCCGCAGTAGCAGATTATCGCAAAAAGCATGATCTCGTTCACTGACATTGCCCGAAACAAAATACAAAAGTTAGTCACAGCCAAAAACTATGCTGGTATTCGTCTTGGAGTAAAAACCACAGGTTGCTCTGGATTGGCTTATGTGTTAGAATACGTTAAAGAATACACGTCAGAACAGTATGTGATCAATTATGCACAACCAGAGTTTGTTGTGCTGGTAAATCAAAAAGACAATGTGTATCTTCAAAACATGACAGTAGATTATGTGCGCCAAGGCCTTAACGAAGGCTTTGAATTTTCAAATCCCAATGAACGTGACCGTTGCGGTTGCGGAGAAAGTTTTCGAGTTTAATGATTGTTCAAAGATATAATTACACCCCGTTGAATAGAGAGTCAGTGGATGGTAAGAGACATTACTGTTTACCTGACGGTAGTAAAGTTCCTAGTGTCACTACAATACTGGATAAAACAAAACCACAAGAAAAAAGAGAAGCATTGGCCAATTGGCGGCGAGCAGTTGGCGAACAAAAGGCTCAGCAGATTACCACAGAAGCTGCAAATCGTGGCACACGTATGCATGCCTATTTGGAGCACTATGTTATGAGTGCAGACATGAAACCTTTGCCCACTAATACATTTGCCCACCCCAGCTGGTTCATGGCTGCAGAAGTTATTCTTAAAGGGCTACCCAATGTCGATGAATTTTGGGGCAGTGAAGTGCCAGTTTACTACAGCGGACTATATGCAGGCACTACAGATTGCATTGGAGTCTGGAAAGGACGTCCTGCCATCATGGACTTTAAACAAAGTAACAAACCCAAAAAGCGTGAATGGATTGAAGATTACTTTCTACAATTAGTCGCTTATGCCGCCGCTCATAACGAAACGCATGGCACTGATATACGTGATGGTGTAATTTTAATGGCCGTACAGCCCAAATTACTTGAAGATAACACATATTCAACGCCGGAATACTTGGAATTTGAAGTCTCTGGAGAAGAGTTTGATCGTTGGCATAAGGAATGGATGAAACGAGTGGAACTCTATTATCTAAGTAACTAAATACACTATTAGGAACATAGATTATGGCGATTGTACAAATTTCTCAAATTAAACATCGTAGAGGCACTAACGAAAACTTGCCTCAATTGGGCGGCGCAGAATTGGGGTGGAGTGTTGATACCCAACAGTTATACATCGGCAATGGCACCTTGGCAGAAGGCGCACCCGACATTGGTAACACAGAAATTTTGACAGAACTTAGTGCTGCCCGTGGCGACATTCCTGGTCTTCCTGCCACCTATACTCAAACCATAACAGCCAATACTACAGCAAATATTGCGTCTGCTGCATTTGACAGTTCTTATCCGGGTACAACAATTAACTATGTTGTACAACGCGGAACCAACGTTAGAACTGGCGCAATTAGAATTAGTCAATATTTGAGTAACATGAGTTATGATGAAGAATATAACGAAACAGCAGATATTGCATTTGCTTTGACAGTGACACAA